ACACCACTAACCGTGGCAGCCTTAGCCGAGATAGCCGTAATAACAGCAATCGTACCCGTACCAGCACCATACACCTGACGCGCAAGATCCTTACGAAGATCAACACGAAGACCATCCAACTCGGACTTAAGAGCCTGCAGGAACGCGCCAGCCTCACTCTTCGTCTTAGCCATCGACGGACCCGTAACATTAACCTTACCATACAGGTACTTCAGATCGTACACAGCCTTCTCATACGACAAGTTACCAGCAGTCGGCAGCGCAGCGTTCTCAGAACGAGCACCAATACCACTAGTACGAGTAGCAGAAAGCGGCACATACGCACGCTTACCAACCAGATCCTCCGACCGCGACTCAAGACGCGACAAGAGAAGAACTTCCTTATTCAACTGCTCAACAACCGGCCCCATGTAATACTCTTTGAGAATGTTGCTAAGCGTAACGAGGGTAGCACCCATGTTAAACCTCCAATAATATTTTAGTTATTGAGGTTACGAACCAACTCCATAGCCGCCTTATGCGCGTCATCAATACTAGCATGACTACCAGTAACCGAAGTAGCCGCAAGGCCACCCGGACTAGTAGCACCCATAGGTACCTGCTTAGACTGAAGATACTTATTAAGCACTCCCTGCTCCACCTGAGTATACATCTGCTGTGCAGCAAACAAATCCCCATCAGTAGCATACGCAAGACTATAAATATGCTCAATGTCCGAATCATTATAATGCGGATACTGGGCACGAATCTGAGTCTCCTCAGACTCTAACTCGGACAGCATCTCCTGATGCTGCTGAGCCTCTACAATCTCAGACCTGAACTGGCGCATCTGCTCCAACTCGGCCTGTAACGCTGGCGGAAGAGAATCGTAACCCTCTCCATTATTAGGAACAACGTCTTCACTAGGCTGCTGTGCTGTCACTGGGGATTCCTGCTGCGATGATAAGTGACGAACTACATCCCGAGCAAACTCAGGATCAGTGTCCAATCGCTGCAAGAAGCCAACCGCTTCCAACGCATAATTAGGATCAATTCCGTACTCAGTTAACTGCTCGTACTGCTTACGCTGTTCGGCAATCTCCTGAGTCTTCCTAGTATAATCAGCCTGCATGTTCTTATAGAACGGCTGAAGATCCTCAGGAAGGTTTGTCGGATCAAGACCACTAAAGGATTCCTCAACGATCTGCTCCTCAACGGGAGTTTCGCTAACAGGCGTGTCCTCAATAACCTCATCCGGCACAAGCGCATCCATCGCGCCTTCAATATCAATCTCCACTATCTACTCCTTATTCGCTAAGAGTCCCGCGTATTCGGGTTGCTCCTCTACTTCTACATCAATAATCTCATCAGCACGATCAATCGCCGTACTAACAAGACCATCAACAAATGCGCCCATAAGTTCCTTAACATCACTCTTACTAGGAAGCACATAAGTATTCTCAGTGCGCTTCGTAGCAAGCCCGGACGCAAGACGAATCTTATCATCCATGATACCAACCACAGTAGCGATGGCAGACAACTGCTTCGATTCGGCTTGAGGAATAAGTTCCTCCAACTTAAGCATAGCCTGTTCGCGTACCCGATTAGCGTGATGCACAAACTCGTAAGCATCATTTGCAATAATATCACTCAACTCTTCAGGAGGACCATTAGCCTCCCACTCCTTCGTCCAATAACGCAACGTCCCATGAGGAATGCCAAACTCTCTACTAGTCTTACGAACATTCTTATCATTAGCAATCCACTGAACATAAATCTGCGCCTTAGCCTCATCCGTCCACTCAGTCCTAGAAGCCAACCTTACGCGCCTCCTCTAACATAGCAGTACGCTGCTGCTGAGAATTCTGCATATCCTGCTCCATAATCTTATTAAGAAGATCCTGTTGAATCTTAGACTGATCACCCGGAAGCCCCTCACCAACATTAGGCTTATCCTTATTATCAATAACCACCGTATCAAGCGGCGGCTCCAACAACTCTTCAGGAGTAACATTCTCAACACCAGCCTGATTAAGCATCTTAGAACCAACAGTCGGACCAACAGCGCCACGCAACTGCAGCGACACACGAGGCGGCTCAACCGGAGGATTAGACTCAGCAGTCATAGCCTGCATCGTCAACTCGTAATGCTTATAGAAACGGCCCTGAACATCAGGAGGTAACAACTCGAACTCTGCACTCTTCATAAACCCACCATGAGTATCAAGATGCGCCTGCTTATTCTCAAACGTCAACGGCTGCAACCCAGCATCCATACTCTGCTGCAACACAGCAGGATCCATCTGCATAGGCTCACCAGTCTCAGGATCAAACTCGGGATTCTGCATCTGACTCATCATCTGAGCCTGAGCATCCCCAGCAGCCGCAACATTAATAACCATACCATCAATCAACTTATCATGCTCACGCATAGCCTGATCCTCATCCGCCTGAAACTGTGCCTGAAGCGTCTTAAAATCAGCCATATCCATATACTTATACGCCTTACTCGGAGTAATCATACCCATATTAAGCATCTGCATAACACGAGCCTGCTTACCAGCACGAGTACGCGGCAACCCAGAACCAGCCTCAACCTTCATCTGAACACCAGACAAAACATCCGCATGCTCAAACTGTTCAACACGAGGCTTAGAACCAGCACCACCACTAAGCATCATAAGACGAGGCTCAGTATAATACGTCTGCGCCAACGCGAGCATAAGGTTACCCGAACGCTCCAACGCCTTCTCCATCATAAGAACCTGAGGAGCAAGACGATCAGTAGCCGCCTCCTGAAGAAGATCAATAGCAACACCAGCCTCAACATTCGGAGGCACAGTACCCTGCATAATCTCCGACAAACCAAAGACATCCTTCAAACGCTGACCCATATCCTGCAAGTGCTGCACCACATAACCCGGCAAGCCCGGAATAGGCATAGCCTCAGGAACCTTACCAGCAACCGGATTATACTCAAAAATAGCACCCGGCTCATCAGTCATACGCTGACGAAGAGAACCAACCGGAGCCAACATCTGCGGCTTCAACGTAAGATTCTTATACTCAATCAACTGAGACAACGTACGATTCAATTCCTTCTGCAACGGCACAGCCTGCTCAACAACACTAGAATCCCACAACTGACCCGGTACACGCATACCCGGAAACTTCACCAGCGGCAACTCCTTAAACGGATACGGCCACGGAGCATCATAAAGAATAATACTAGGATCCTTAGTAAACATAACCACACGACCCTCAGGACGCTCAGGCGTAGGCAAGAAGTAACCATAAAACACCTGACGAACATTCTCCTTAGTCTGATTACTATTACTAGTAAACAACCCCGGCAACGCCTCATCAGGATAAGTATTAACAGCATTCGGCTTCAACTTAACACCAAACCGCTTCTCAACCTCATCAACACTCATAGCATGAGAACAAATAGCAAACTTACAATCCTCAAACACCTTAGCCGTATCATCCAAATACACATCAAAAGGACTCATCACATCAATACGAACATCACCCTCAAACACCTCACGCTCAAACTGGTCAGCCTCAACACCCATAGCCTCCAAATTATCACGATACAAACGCTCAACAAGAGGATCAATAATAGGATTATTATTATCAGGATCCAACAATAACTTCATACTAGAACCCGTCTTATCATCCCAACTAATCTTCCAAAAACCATTACCACAAATAATAGCCCACAACATAGCCTCTTCACGCTTCTCACTAAGACTAAACCGATCCCACCAAAAATCCAGAAGACTCTCAGCAACATCAACAGCCTTCAAATTCTCAAACGAAGCCTGTACCGGAGTAGCAAAAAACGTAGGCTTAGACTTAGTAAGCCGAGCCAACAAGCCCATACTATTAGGAGCAATCTGATTAGCAACAATACGCACACGATAACGCGGCTTCTCCCCATCCTCAGTCGCCAACGACTCCAACCGACGAGAACGCTTATTATAAAACACGTACTGCTTACCCTTATAAAACGCAAGATTAATCTTCCAGACACGCTCCATAAGATCGCGCTGCCGCTGCAAATCATCCACGCGCTTAACGAGACTGGCAGCCGAAGCATAGCCAGCAGGCACATCCTCCATAAAATTGTCACCAGTCTCAAACAAATTAAATCCCCCTAGATAAATTCAATATCACTCGGCAATAAACCAGCCTGTGATAACAAGTCCTTATACTCAGCAGGATCAATAATACCCTGACGCAACGCCCAATCAGCGTCCTGCTCATCCTCATTAACACGCAACTGACCCATAGGAGCATCACTTAGAGGCTTTGCGCCCTCCAACCTTAACCGCTCCAACCGCAGCCTCTCCTCCTCCAACGCCAACATCCGCTCCGTCCACACCCTCTGCGTGTCCAGAATCTCCGTCATCACGCTTAACAAGAGAGTATCCTGCCTTCTCTGCCAACCAAACAATAGTAGACTCCTTCATAAACATAGTACGATTATTACGCGGCGGACGATACATAATAGTCCGAATACCAGTATCCAGAATCATCTCACCCCGCACAGCCATCTCACCCGTAATCATATCATAAACACGACCACTCTCATACTTCTCTAACATTACCACATACTCCCCATATCGTCATCAACAAAATTCTCTTTACGACTGGCTCCCGGCCTGTCAGCCAGCACCCAGTCAGGCAAATTATTATTAGGCTTAGCCTCTGTAGCATAGTCTCCGAGCAAGGCTCCAGCGCATCTGAGCGCGATCTCAACACTATCCAAGCAGTCATCCTTAGGTTTGCTCATACTAGCATCATAATTGATCCACTCGTCAATAAAATCACGATGATCCTTCTTGACTCGGATCTTACCAATACGAAATAGTGGACTCATAGCGAGGATCCGCTCGTACTTCTTACCTTTAGCGAAGATAGGAACAATGGGAGGCATCGAAGGTAAACGTTCAGCCTGCTGAACCAGCGCAGCCTGATAAGCATTCGACTCAATGCCGATGATTTCAGGCTTCCAATTAATATAATACTCTTCGATTCTCTCCAATTGTTCCGCGAACGGGATACGCGCCGCGTATTGCTCTAATAAGAAGACTTGATTAGAGTTTGATACGCCTACGACGCTGATAACGAACCTGTCGCCCTTCCCACTCATGCTAACTGCTGGGTCTACGCCCATATATTTGCGTAGTTTTAAGGGTTTCCCCTCATCATCCCGCAAATCTTCTTCTGTATAGTACTTTAACCAGTCTCCTGCTAAGTCTCGGCCAGCCATGCTGTCAAAAGCAGCACAATACTCTTGATTAAACAAGAGTGGATGATACCGACGCTTAACATACTCCCACTCTGTCTTAGCGAAGTAAGGATTATCAATACTACGATACTCTACCCGACCAATATTATGATCCTTCATAGCATCCGTACCCCAGAACTCGTCATAAAACCAGTTCTTACCATCCGGAGTAGTAGTAGTTACAAGCATTCCCTGCTTATCACTCAGAGAGGGGCGAGTAACCAGCCACGCTTCCTCTGATTTAATGAAAGCAGCCTCATCCATCCAAAGAATATCCAAACCTGCACCACGAAGAGACTGTGGATCCTCCGCCGACTTGAACTCAACGAGCGAACCATTAGCAAATTCGAACCTTAAATCTCCACGATTCTCCTTAACATCCTTACCAATAATCAAACCAGCATCAGTAATGACCTTACGCATAGTAAGATACGAAGGACGACCCACCTTATACGACGCACTCAAAGCCCACACCCACAAAGGATCATCCCGATCAGTACCATGAAGATCCTTATGAAACTGTTCTGGAAACAAACAATAGAATAATACTTCCCAAGCAGCACTAAGAGTCTTACCACCACGCCGCCCCGCTACCAAGTGCCTAAACCGCACCAACCTACCATCAATACTATTAGCATGAAACAAGGTTTGCCAATAATG